TACAGTTTTATCACCACGAACACGCCACTTATAAATATATGTTAAGAACATATAGGATGAGTGCTAATAGTGTTTTTATTGTAACAAACACAGCTTCTATGTTACTACATCAAGGTGACAAACTAGTTTGTTTTACAGACAGTACAGGCAATTTTGATGTCACTCTTTCTGTAGAAGAATATTTTGATGCAACAAGAAAACTTTAAATAACTGGAATAGATATGTTTCTAATAGAATTTATACTTTGTTTTCCTACGCAGCCATGTATTTCTGTAATTGACATACCAAGAACAAAACATGAAACTATGGAAGGATGTTGGCAAGTTGCTTATTACAAAGCTTTAGAACTTGAAACAATGAATAAACAATTAAACCCAATAGTACAGTTTAGATGTGTAGAAGAAGAACAATCAGAAGTGTATAAAAATACCTAAGGAAAGATAATGGCTAAAGAACTAACAGAACAACACAAGAAGTTTCTTGAAGTGTTGTTTACAGAAGCTAATGGAGACATCACCACTGCTAAATACTTGGCTGGTTTTTCTAGAGGGTATAGCACAAGACTTCTCACAAACTATTTAAAAGAAGAAATCATTGAAGCCACCCAACTCTACATTGCTATGAATGCTCCAAGAGCAGCTATGGCTGTTGTAGGTGGCATTAACATGCCCACTGAGCTAGGCATCAAAGACAAGCTTAGTGCTGCCAAAGACCTGTTAGACAGGGCTGGCTTTGTTAAAACAGATAAAGTGCAAGTGGAATCTAGTGGTGGTGTGATGATATTACCTGCCAAGGAAAAACAGATAGATGACTGACAGGGGAATAGGCAAGTGGATATTGCCACAGCCTGATATTAAAAGAAAAAAGTTTGTAGACATTCCAAAGATTGGGCGTACAATACCTTTTGGTTATAAGGTGAATGAAGAGGATAGTGGATGGCTTGTGCCAATTCCCTCTGAACTAGAAGCCTTAGAAAAAGCTAAGAAGTATTTAAAGCAATATAGTTTAGCTAAAGTGGCTGCTTGGCTTTCAACAACGACAGGTAGACACATAGGCCCCTCCTCTTTGGAAGTTAGAATAAAGAATGAACAGTCCCAAAAAAGAAGATCTACAACATATCGTCTCCTCGCCCGTAGGTACAAAGAAGCCCTTGAGAAAGCAGAATACTACGAAAAAAGAGTTGGCTGCACAGAAGACAGCTATTTTGGAACAGACGAATACAGAGAAATTAGAGACACCTTCTACAAACTTGAGAAGTGAAGAAGAGCATCAGAATGTAATTTTTAAACCTAATGCAGGGCCTCAGTCAGTTTTCTTGGCCTCTTCAGAAAGGGAAGTGTTGTACGGGGGTGCTGCTGGAGGTGGTAAAAGTTATGCCATGTTAGCAGACCCTCTTAGATATTTAGGACACCCACAATTTTCAGGACTATTGTTACGTCACACCACTGAAGAACTTAGGGAACTTATTTGGAAGAGCCAAGAGATATATCCAAAGATATATCCAAATATTAAGTGGAGTGAGAGGAAGATGCAATGGCAAGCTCCTAGTGGAGCTAGGTTGTGGATGTCTTACCTTGACAGAGATGAAGATGTATTGAGATATCAGGGATTGGCTTTTAGTTGGATTGGTTTTGATGAGTTGACACAGTGGCATACCCCGTTTGCGTGGAACTATATGCGTTCTCGCTTGCGTACCCCTGCTAGTGACCTACCAATTTTTATGAGAGCCACTACCAATCCGGGTGGGCCGGGGCATGCATGGGTTAAGAAGATGTTTATTGACCCTGCTGCTGCTGGTAAACCCTTTTGGGCAACTGATGTAGACACTGGGCAGGTACTATCATACCCAAAGGGACACAGTAGAGAGGGTCAACCACTGTTTAAGCGGCGATTTATACCCGCTATGTTGGCAGACAACCCCTATTTGGCTGAGGGTGGTGATTATGAAACCATGCTTTTGTCTTTACCAGAGCACCAACGCAAGCAATTGCTTGAAGGAAACTGGGATGTAGCAGAAGGAGCAGCGTTTCCTGAGTTTAACAGGGCTGTTCATGTGGTAAATAACTTTGATATCCCCAAAAACTGGACAAAGTTTAGGGCTTGTGACTACGGATATGGTAGTTTTAGTGCTGTTGTGTGGTTTGCTGTCACCCCAAGCGAGCAATTGGTGATATATAGAGAGCTTTATGTCAGCAAAGTGCTGGCAAAAGACCTAGCCCACATGATATTGAGGGCTGAAGAGCACGATGGTGGCATTAGATATGGTGTTTTAGACAGTAGTTGCTGGCATAAGCGTGGAGATACAGGCCCTTCGCTAGCAGAACAGATGATTATGGAAGGTTGTAGGTGGAGGCCAGCAGATAGAAGTGCTGGTAGTAGGGTGTCGGGTAAGAATGAGTTGCATAGAAGACTCCAAACTGACCCATTTACAGAACAACCAAGAATGATTATAACAAGCAATTGTGTAAACACCATTGCTCAACTTCCCATCATTCAGCTGGATAAGAAAAAGCCAGAGGATGTTGATACAAAGGGCGAAGACCATTTGTATGATGCTATTAGGTATGGAGTGATGAGCAGACCTCGTAGTAGTGTATTTGATTACAATCCAGCCTCTTCTAAAACCTCTGGAATTAGAATTGCTGACCCATTATTTGGCTATTAAGGAACAACATGGAAAAGAATAAACAAATGCTTGGTGATAAAACCCTAGCTTTAGATGATGTAAAGAATAAAGAAGAAGAGGGTTTCTCTGGCGGGGGTTTAATTTCCTATATTCAAGAGAGATACACAAGATCAGAAGAAAGCAGACGGGCAGACGAAAGCCGTTGGCTACGTGCTTATAGAAACTACAGAGGCATCTATGGCCCTGATGTTCAATTTACAGAAACTGAGAAGTCTCGTGTTTTTATTAAAGTGACTAAGACTAAAACCTTAGCTGCTTACAGCCAAATCACTGAGGTGTTGTTCTCTAATAATAAATTTCCATTGAGTGTTGATCCCACCACCCTACCTGATGGTGTGGTTGCTGATGTACACTCCGATCCTAAAGCACCTCCTTCTTCAGGAGAGGCTATGCCCACAGAGATTCCTTTTGGTGAAACTAGTGGAAACATTCCAAAGGGATTTGACTTGGATGTGTTGGAACAAATGTTGGGATCTATGAAAGACGATCTTAAAGATTTACCCAACTTAAAAGAAGGCCCCGGTGTCACTCCTTCTTCCATCACTTTTAGTCCTGCAACCGTTGCAGCTAAGAAGATGGAGAAGAAAATACATGATCAGCTTGAAGAAACAGGAGCGTCTAAGCACTTACGATCCACTGCTTTTGAGATGGCATTGTTTGGTACAGGCGTAATGAAAGGGCCTTTTGCTGTCAACAAAGAATATGCAAATTGGGCTGAGAGTGGTGAATATAAACCAATAATTAAAACTGTTCCTGAAGCTTCTCACGTTTCTCTTTGGAACTTCTATTGGGATCCTGATGCCACTAACACTGACGAATGTCAGTATGTAATTGAGCGTCATAAAATGAGCCGCACTCAGCTTAGAGCTTTGAAGAAGCGTCCTTATTTTAGAGCCAATGTCATTGATCAAATTATTGATGAAGGTGAGACATACAATAAAAAATATTGGGAAGACGATCTCAGAGATTACACACCAAACTTTGGTGTCGAGCGCTTTGAAGTGTTGGAATATTGGGGAAATGTAGATATTGATCTGCTTGAAGAAAATGAAATCACCATTCCAGAAGATATGATGGAGGCAGGTGAACTACAAGCTAACATTTGGTTCTGTAATGGAAAAATTTTACGTCTTGTCCTCAATCCTTTTAAGCCAGCAAAGATACCTTATTATGCTGTGCCATATGAATTAAACCCCTACTCTCTAGCTGGTGTAGGTATCGCTGAAAACATGGACGATACCCAAACCTTAATGAATGGTTTTATGCGTATGTCAGTGGATAATGCGGTTCTTTCTGGCAACCTTGTATTTGAAGTGGATGAAACCAACCTCGTACCGGGACAAGACTTGTCTGTGTTTCCGGGTAAGGTGTTTAGGAGACAAGGTGGAGCACCGGGTCAGGCTTTGTTTGGTACAAAGTTTCCTAATGTTTCACAAGAAAATCTTCAGTTGTTTGATAAAGCAAGACAATTGGCAGATGAGTCTACAGGGCTTCCTTCGTTTTCATATGGACAAACAGGTATATCTGGTGTAGGTCGCACAGCAAGCGGCATAAGCATGCTGATGAATGCAGCTAGTGGTAGTATTAAAACTGTCATTAAAAACCTAGACGACTATTTGCTTGGGCCTATTGGAAAAGCTTTCTTCAATTTCAATATGCAATTTGATTTTGATCCTGAGATTAAAGGCGACTTAGAAGTTAATGCTAGAGGCACTGAAAGTTTGATGGCTAATGAAGTGAGAAGCCAGCGTTTAATGCAATTCTTGCAGATAGCTAGCCAACCTTCTCTTATGCCTTTTGCTAAGTTTCCATATATCATTAGAGAAATTGCAAAGAGCATGGACTTAGACCCAGACAAAGTGACTAACAACATGGATGAAGCCATGCGCCAAGCGGTGTTAATGCAGCAAGGTGCTCCTGCCCCTACTGCTGGACAGCCTCCACAGGGTGTGGCAGGGCCTCCGGGCGTGGCTGATATGACAGGTGGTGGTGGTGGTAACATTGGTATTGGTGCAGCACCAGTTCCGGGAGAACAAGGATTTAGCGGAAATGAACAACAAACCCCACCTATCTAAACTTAAATCATTTGTTAATAACAACAGTCAGTGGGAATCTTTTTTAGAGGCTCTTGATTATGAAATAAGTAGTTGTCATAAAAAACTTGAGCAGTCAAAAGATGTTCAAGATATTTATCAAACACAAGGGGCAATTGCTGCTTTACGCAGACTTAAATATTTAAAGGATGAAATAAATGTACAACAATAAATTTCTAGCTGAGGGTGGTATGCCAGATGAAGGCGGCACAGTTGATCCTGTGAGTGGTAATCAAGTTCCTCCCGGCGCTATGCAAGAAGAAGTGAGAGATGACATTAGTACAGCACTTAGCGAGGGAGAGTTTGTTTTTCCTGCTGATGTTGTACGTTATGTAGGGCTAGAACGTCTAATGCAAATTAGAGACTTAGCTAAGCGTGGTTTACAGAAGATGAATGAACAGGGACAAATGGGTAATGCTGACGAAGTGGCAAACCCAGAAGCGCTTCATGGTGATGAGTTTTCTAAGAACGTAGATCAAATTATGTCTGAGCTTCCAGAAGAAGGCACAGAAACTGAAATGGCTTTGGGTGGAATGGCTACAGATCAGACACAATTTCAACCACCACCCCCTGCTGGAGCAGTGAGTGATCAACAGATGTTAAACAACTTAGCTCCTTACTTTACATCAGAACAAGCTCCTATGGAACAACCTAAAACAGGATTGATGGCTAAGAAAAAAAGTATGGTATAATAAACATATTGTAACCAGAGGTGGGCTGGTCAATATTTATAACACCCACCATTATTGGCTACCTATCTCCCCGCACATGGCGGCAACAGCTAGCCCCAACTTATAGAGGTATTTATGACTGACGTTGTTTTAGAACAGAAACAAGAAGTAAAAGCTTATTCTCCTTTTGGCAAACGTAACGCCAACAATGATAAGATTGAACAAGAAGAAGCAGAACTTAAAGAAATGCAAGAAGCAAATAAAGGTGAGAAGAAACAAGAGGAAGATGATTCCAATTTATCTTCAGAGGAAAAAACATTTAAGAAGCGTTATGGAGATCTGCGTAGACATTCTCAGCAGCAACAAACACAGCTTCAAACACAGATTGATGAACTGAAGTCTCAACTTCAAAAGAGTACAACCAATCAAATTAAGTTGCCTAAAACAGAAGAAGAACTTTCTGCTTGGGCTGAACAATATCCAGACGTAGCTAAGATTGTTGAATCCATTGCTATGAAGAAAGCTAAAGAGCAGTCTGAATCAATTGAGCTACGGCTCCGTTCTTTAGATGAAAGAGAACTTGAGACAGCTAGGGACAAAGCTGAAGATGACCTTCTGCGTTTGCACCCAGATTTTGATAAGATTCGGGATACTGATGACTTCCATGATTGGGTAGAAGAACAACCAAAGTGGGTACAACAGGCTTTGTATGAAAACGACACAGACGCAAAAGCTGCTGCTAGGGCCATTGATCTATATAAAGTAGATAAAGGTATTACAAGGACTAAGACTAAAGAGTCTAGCAAAGACGCTGCACAAAGTGTAGGTTCTAGAGGAAGTAGGTCATCTCCTGCTGACATAGACACAGATGGTGTTATTTATGAGTCTGTGGTAAATCGAATGACCACACAACAGTACGAAGCAAACCAAGAAATTATTGCTAAGGCTATTAAATCTGGTAAGTTTGTGTATGATATTAGTGGTAATGCAAGATAATAGTTGACAAATACAAAAGTAATGTTATAACTTTAAACACGGCTACTTCGGTAGCCAGTTTCCTTAAGCCGTTATTCGCTATAACCACCTTAAGTAAACTAGTAACATGTAACGCAAAGCAAGTAAACTGTCAGA